CCCGCACCCGCCCCCTCACAGGATGCAGACAGCATTATTGCCGCAATTAACGCACTCGGTGCGCAGATTAAAACCATGAATATTGCGGCAACCGAACAGCCCAAACCGCAGACTGCGGAAGATGTGCTTGCAAGCATTATTTTACCGTCTAAGGATTGTGAATGATATGAGACAATTTTATGGAGTTAATATCCCCGGAACAGGGGATCCGGTTGTTGTACATTTTGACCAACCGGTGAGAAAAGTTGTAGAAGATTTGACGTTTTGGAGATATGACGGCGATAGAGCTACAAATTTAACTATCAGTGTTGAGGAATATGGCACCGATGGTGATAACGCATATTTTGAATGAGGTGTAGACCATGAATGATATGACTATTTCCCAGGCCGCAACCATCCTTGGAGAGGCCGTTGAGCAGGCAACCGGGCAGAAAGTGATTACCAACATTGCTACGCCGGAACAGTTTGTCTCTGTTGCGCAGACCGCCCTTAAAACCGGCTATGATCCCATTATCAACGCTCTGTCGCAGATTTGGAGTAGGTCTATTTACGCCGTGCGCGACTACACAAGCCCCCTGACCAGTCTCGAAATGGATTTGCCCCGTTACGGCAACGCACTGCGCAAAATCAGCCCCATTGCTGCCAAGATGCAGGATGACCAGCGTTTTATCTGGCCTGTCGCGTATGATGCGACAAATCACGCCGCCAACGCCCTTGGCAATGGCGAGAGCGTGGACATGTACAAAATCAGCAAGCAGGAAGTCTTGCAGACCAACTTTTACGGCACGGCAGTTTACCAGCAGCGCTACACCACGTTTAAAGACCAGTTTGATGCGGCAATGTCTTCTGCCGATGAATTTATGCGTTTTAACGCAATGAACATGACGGAGCGCAATAACGATAAAGAATCCTATCGTGAAGCGGTTGCCCGTGGTATGCAGGCGAACTTTATTGCGGCAATCCTTGACGAGGGCCAGGATTCTCGCGTAGTGCATCTGTTGACCGAGTACAACACTGAAACCGGTTTGAGTCTGTCGGCACAGAGCGTTTATCAGCCTGACAATTTTGCACCTTTTATGCGTTGGGTTTATGCCCGTTTGAACGTGATTGCGCGTTTTATGGGTGAGCGCTCACAGCTTTACCAGACCGTTATTAACGCAAAGCCCGTCCTGCGCCATACTCGTGGCAGCGATCTGCGCGTGGCTCTGTACAGCAAGGCATATGAGCAGATGCGCACCATGGCTCTGTCCACCACTTACCATGATGACTATTTGAAACTTGCCAAGTTTGAGGGTATCAATTTTTGGCAGAGCATCGAGACCCCCGACAGTATCTCAATCACGCCGGTATATACCAGCAACACCGGCGCGGTTAAGAAAGCGACCGACAAAGTTGAGACGGCAGGCATTTTTGGCATCATGCATGACCGCGATGCACTCGGCTATTGCTATACCAACATGTGGAGCGCAACAACCCCGCTTAACATTGACGGCGGCTACTGGAATACCGCAGAGCATGCAACCATCAAGACCATCCAGGATAACACCGAAAAGGCCGTTGTGCTGCTGCTTGACTAACTCTTAATAATAGCCCCGTGTCTGTTAAGGCACGGGGTATTTTAAAAGAGGTGAGATTTTGAATATCACGTTATATCAATTTGCAAAAAAGTTAAACAGCACCGCCCGCCCCTCAGGCACGTCAAAAGGCGTACAAGGCCAGCTGCGCGAATCTTGCAGCATGTTAGCGCCGGAAATTGGTTTTGTAGCGTTCGGACAGTCTGCAAGCCCCCACGCGTGGAACTATGCCTATATTCCAGATTTTGGCAGATTTTATTTTATTAACAACTGGACGTGGATGGCGGGCATGTGGTATGCGAGTATGATCGTTGACCCTTTGGCAAGCTGGCGCAATGAGATAGCTAATAGCACAGAGTATATTGTAAGAGCCGCAAGTGCTGTCAATCCCGATATTATAGATACTACATACCCAACATTAAGCTATGCAAGATTAGCAAGGATGGATTTGCCCGCGATTTATACCGATAACGTGCAGGGCGGTACTTTTATTTTTGGCGTGCAAGCATCCGGCTATAATGCTTTTGGCTCCACAACCACAATAGCATGCAAGGCAGATAGTTTCAAAAAGTTAATGACCAAATTACTATCAGATACCGATTATCTAAACATCGACCCTAACGAGATTAGCGGCAATCTAGCAAAAGCGCTGTTTAACCCTATACAGTATTTTAGTTTTGCATATTGGTTGCCGTTTGGGGCAAGTTTTCCCGATGCATCGGCAGTGGAAAGTGTGCCGGTTGGTTGGTGGAGATTAGATGTCGGTGAGAAATTTTGGATACTCGACCAAAATAACGATAGCTTGAAATATCGTTTTAACGTTGCAATCCCCAAAAATCCGGCGGCAGATAGCAAACATTCCTACCTGAAAGCAACCCCGTACAGCACCTATAAAATGTATATGCCCGGTTTTGGCCTGATTGACATTGACAGCAGCAGATTGTATAATGCAATTAGATTATACGGCAGTCTTGCAATCGACCTTTACACCGGCAACGCAGTTTTGGAGCTATCCGCGCGGGACGATTATAAAGAGGCATTTCAGACTCTAACCGGAAATGTCGCGGTACAGATCCAAATCGGGCAAATCACAAGTATGGTTAATACAGCAGGCGGAGTTGTGCAGGCAGTCGCTGGCGGTGTAGTTGCCGGTGCGCAGTCGTTTTTCCAGCAGGCGGCAGACATAACCCGGAAAGTCCATGACTGGATTAACGGCGCCGAAACTCTAGGACTTGACCAAAACGCGGCAGCAATTTCCAACGGCATACAGAGCGGAGCACAGCAGGCAACCGCGGAAAGTGTGTCAAAAGGTGGACAGGGCAGTGTTGTGGAGTATGGTTATACGCCTTATCTGTTGGGCAAGTTTTGGGATTTGGTCGGAGAGGCACCTGAGCACCGCGGCTATCCAGTTTGCGAAAAACGCAAAATCGGCAGCTTGTCCGGCTATATCATGTGTTCCGACAGCGATTTTTCAGCGCCCGCAACCTCAATGGAAATTAGTGCAATTCGGGAACATCTTAATAATGGATTTTATTTTGAGTAATGGAGTTGATTATACATGGCAAGCTATCCACAATGTATCACGGATGAAAGCACAATCACAGTAACCGCAGCGTACCCTTATTATTCGGATCGGTCACACCATGGTGGCATTGACACCAAACACCCAACTGATTTTTTGGCATTTGCACCGCAGGCAGGCACAATTGTTACCGCGCACACTTGGCAAGGCGGCAAAACCGGCAATGACAGTTGGGGCAACTATATTGTGGTTGATATGGGCAACAAGCGTTATTGGCTGGCTGCGCATTTTAAGGCGCAGACACATAAGGTCGGAGAGGTGCTCAAAGCGGGCGACTTAATCGGCACACAGGGTCAGACCGGAAACGCAACTGGCGTACACACGCATTGGGAGTATTGGGTAGGTGGACGCTCTACTCGATACCGTCAAGATCCGTCACAAATCTTGGGCATCCCTAACGCAGTTGGCAAGTATGATGTAACATGGAGCGCAGAAAACCCGCCCGGCCCAGGCCCTGAGCCGCCCACGCCGGGTAAAAAAGCAATACCGGTATGGCTATTGCTTAAAATGGCAAGGAGGTATAGTTAATGCAAGCCGCGCCTTATATGTACGATTATATTAACGCAGGAGTGAGCCAGCACAGCCCCAGCACTGTACACACCAAAAACACAGAGCTGCAACGCTTTTTTGCCCGGTATCTGCTGCAAAAAGCAATGTCTGTTTTTAAGTGGGACTTGCCCGAAACTTGGGACAGAGACTACTTTTTATATGTGCTTTACGGCATCGGCTATATTGCGGTTATTAACACCGACAAGTACGGAGTTATTCCGCAACAATGCGGGCTTGATGGGTACAACATTTTTTACCAGCCAAAACGCGCGCTTGTCAAAAATCCCCTGCTTAGAGGTTTGCGCAGTCTGGATATTGGCACGCAATGTACACTTATCAAGCTGCAACCTGATTATGGCAGCGTTATGGATTTGGTGGGATTTTACGCAGATATGATGGCATTGACCGCGGAGACCGCAGGGGTTAACCTTGTTAACAGTCGTCTATCCTATGTCTTTTTTGGCAAAAACAAAAATACGGCAGAGAGTCAAAAGAAACTGTTTGACCGGGTGGCAAGCGGTGAGCCTGCAACATTTGTCGATACCGCGTTGTATGATGTACAGAGCGGCAACCCCTCTTGGATACCTTTTCAGCAAAACGTGGGGCAAAATTATATTGCGGGTGACGCTTTGGCAGACCTGCGTAAGTGGGAAATGATGTTTGATACGGATGTTGGAATTCCAAACGCGAACACGGAAAAAAAAGAACGTCTTATCAGTGACGAAGTAAACGCAAATAATGTGGAAGTAACCAGCAAAGCGGACTTGTGGCTTGATCAGCTGCAAAAAAGTTTTGCGCAGACAAGCAAAATGTTTGGCATCAAGCTTGGCGTTGAGTGGCGCAACAAACCGCAAGTAAGCGCAGAAAGCGAGGGCGGCGAAGATGAGTAGAGCAACCTTATCACTGTTAGGGCTGTACCAGTACGACAATACTATTTTTAATGAGCTTGTATTGCCGGACGGCATGGACAAACAACTGTACATCAACAACCTGTTGATGGAGACAGCGGAACTGGAAGTGCTTTTTTCAAACCCCGCAACCATGCGCTCTGTTATTGGCATTTGGTCAAGCGCACATCTGGACAGTTGGGAAAAGATGTGGAACACAACAAAGCTGGAATACAACCCTATTGAAAACTATGACCGGCAAGAGGACTGGACAGACAACAACCAAACTAACAGCAAGGTACAAAGTAAGGACGTTGGCACCGGCAAAAATCACAGTACCGATATTAGCAAGGCAGCAGGTTTTGACAGCGGCAACCTTGTTACTAGCGGACAAAATGACAATGACAGCAATAACGAGAGCACCCAGATTGGCAACAGCGAGGGAAACAGCAACGAAGAGTTAAAACACACAGGGCGAGTCCATGGCAATATTGGCGTGACTACATCCCAACAGATGCTAGAAGAGGAACGCCGTGTTGCCGATTGGAATATGTACGAGTATCTGATTGACAAGTTTAAGCAGCAATTTTTGCTACTTGTATATTAAGGGGGTTATAGCATGTTTGATACCAGATGGCCTTATACCAATTTCCACGAGCTCAACTTGGATTGGATTTTGGAGAGGCTCAAAAATCAGGATGCAGCTATTGCGGATTTTATCTCGCTCAATAGCATTACCTATGCAAACCCGCTGAAATGGGATATTACCCGGCAGTATCCCAAAAATCAGGTTGTGCTTGATGCCAACGGAGACGGCTATTTAAGCGTGCAGCCGGTGCCGGTCGGCGTTGAGATTGACAACACCGACTATTGGTCAAAGATTGGCAATTTTTCCGAGCTTTGGAACACGGTCAAATTGGCAATTACCGCAGCAGATGAGGGTCTCAAAACCACGGCAAGCGCAGACCGTGCAAGCGGCGACCTTGTCTGGCTCAATAATACCCTATATGTCTGCACCACCGCTATTACACGCGGCACAGAGTATGGCACCAACAACACCGCAAAAACCACGATTGATGCAAGACTTGCCAATTTGGCAAACGCTGTGAGCACGCTGCAAAACAACATTGCGAATATTAACAACACGTTGCCCAACAAGATTGACAAGGACACCAGCGGAGACCTTGCGCAGACGGTCAGCGGCAACTATAATCAAACGGTTGACGGTAACACGGCATTGACGGCCAAACGTGTCGATATCTATACCTCACTTGGCAAGGTTTTTACTTCTCATTCCGGTGTAACATCAATTGGTAACGAAAATGTCCCGACATGGATTTACAGCAAAGAGCTTCGGTTGGCATCTACACCGCTGGTAAACATTGATGATAATTACGCATATGCTGCCATTGGCACACGTGTTGATGCAGAGACAAAATTTTTGGTAAGCCGCACCGGCAAAATTCCCGTTAGTATCAAACCGTCCCCACACAGCATTGAAGAATTTCAGAAACTCAAAAAAGACGGCACCGATGATATTACCGCAACCCTTAACACATACACCAAACAATTCCCGCTGTTAATTCCGAACGGCATCTATAAAATCAGCGCACCGGTGCATCTTAAGCATAGCTTGTACGGTGCAAGCGCATCTCGTGACCCGGCACGTGGCAGCAGTGACACGATTTTGCAGTACACCGGCAACCCGACAGCGTTTGGCAGCCTTGGCGTGCTTACCGTATCCGGCAATGATGTAGATGGCAATGTCGTTATCGCAAATCTGGATATTATTTGCAACGGCATGATTGGCGGCATCGTGTATACCACGGATGTATACACCGACAATTATATCTATAATGTAAGCGTTAGCGGCGTAAAATCCTATGGCGTGTACTTGCAGCCCACTACTAGCACATTAAGCCGGTATTGCTATATGGACAATGTAACGGTTTGGGGCTTTAGCGATGTACACCCCGCGGAGCGCGCAGCAGGCAACGTTGCGTTTTATTGGGGCGACAAGTCCCCGGACTGCTGTTGCAACAACCTGCTTGCAATGGTATGCCAGACCGGTTTTGATTGCCAGACTAACGTATTTGGGTGCAACTGGATTGCTTACAACGGTATCCCGTCCGGCGGCAGCGGTGGCGTAGATGCTGATACGTGGTGGGAGAGCACTTGCGGGCTAAAAGTCACCAACAATGATGTGCACATTAACAACCTGTATCTTGATACTTGCCGCCACGGTATTATTTTTGACGGGCCGGGCAAAGCCGCGGCCTATATCACTAACTTAATCTACACGGTCAATGACAGCACGGCAACCACCGGTGAGGGCAACACAGCACTTGCACTGATTGGCACAAGCCCTAGTCCGCAGTTGACGGTTGATGGCGGTGTGCTTAACCGTAGCGCCAAAGTATCCACCATGGTGCAGACTATTGGGCGATATCCCGTCACTGCCATGGTGTGCAAAATCAATAATGCGTATATCTACACCAAGCGAGAGTATATTTTTGACGGCGACAGCCAGTACATTTGCAAGGCAGGAGAGCATCGTTGCATTGACCTTGCAATCACAGACCAGACCCAATATACCGTTGAGGGGCAATCGGAGACCGGTGACCCTGAGCAGTACAAGGCATTTGCCTATATTCCGGTGCCGTCTGGTGGCGAAACATCGCAAGGTTGTATCCGTATCTGCGACCGTAACAACATTGATTATACTGTCTTTATTTCCAACAATCCCGAATCCGGTGGATTGTTTGCAATCAGCGCATTTGACAACCGCAAGCTCAATCAGGCCATTTATGGGGCAACTGCTGGAGCGGGACGGACAGTTACTTGGGATGTACTTACAAACCTTGACAAGTTGTATTATGTCAATGATGGTAATGCTATCATCCTTTATTTTAAGCGCCCTGCATCGTATGCGGTTACGGTGCAGGTGACTGGCTTCTTGCGGGGCAATTCTCCAGTGATCCTCGACCGTATCCGCAACATGGACGGCACGCCAATGGACTTCCCACGTTGGGATAATCATAACGGCATGACTGCTATAAAGGTTTTGCGCCCCAACATTTCTTAACAGCAACAGCCCCGCCAATACGGCGGGGCTGTTTTTATGCTTTCCGGTTTGAGATTTTGGCACCTTCCCGGAAATACTTATCTAGTAAAACTTCGCAAATTGGGGACTCAAATAAAACGGTATTGCTTAAATAATAGGTGAGCCGAAACCACGCAAAGTGCGCGTTAAACATCTGTATGCCGCGCTCTGTACTCTCATATGTTGGGCACACGCCGGATTTGTGCGTTGTCACATAATACTGTGCGCGAGATTTGTGCTGATATATTTCTAGCTCACCCACAATGCACACAGGCTTATACTCAATGATTTTTTGCGGGTTGATGCAGCTATACTCTTGTCTAAAATCATTGTCCAGAGCCATTGCACTGTATAGTGTATTTTTAGTAAGACGGTACAATGCAGTATTTGCTTTTTCCGCTGATATTGGGGAGTGTTGGAGCATAATCAATGTAATACCGCGATCGTTGTCTTGCCACATCTCTGTTTTGGTATCAATCATGCGTTGCGCACGGGCTACAAGTCCCATGTCCAAAAATAGCGGGTTTGCAATATCGTTTGCGTTGGCAAGACACAGCATTTTAAGGGGCGGCTCGCCTTTTAACTCTCTATTACGGTTAATAGTTTCATACGCATTGTAAAATGCCGCAGCTTCATTTTTTAACGGACGTTCGTGTTTTTCGGGAATGAATTCGTCATAGATGCAGATTTTGCAATCTTCCGCGCTAAAGCCGCGCATGTTGGAAATTGTGGATAGTGCGCAGGTATAGCCATACGGCAGGCCGCCGGTATATTTGCCGTCTTCGTCCACATCGTAAAAAGCACTGCTGCCTTTTGAGATGGGAAAAGGTTTGATGCTCAAGCCCATATCTTCACAAACCGGCTTGATTGGGCTAAATTCCGGTTTATTAACAAGATCAATAGCCGTCTGCGTCCGGCGCATTAACATAAATGTTATGCGATGCTCAAGCACATATTTTAATGCGCCGTATGTTTTGCCGGTGCCACGTCCACCGACAACCATAATATAGGGCGTTTTTAAGCCCATGATATAATCCATGTTTAGGTATCCGCTGTCTAGGTATAGTTTGTTCTTTTTCATCTTTTACTCGCTTTCGTGTATTTCAAAAGGGCGGCGGTTTTCAAGCCGCCGCCCTTTTGTGGGGAAAAATTATGTCAAGATGGAACTGGTTAGTTCATTTTGCAACCGATGTAGTGACGGCCCTGCTTGCTTTCGCCGCCGATAACCTCAATGTCAACCGTGGCAAGGTCGGCGCCGTACTGGTTGACCATATCAACGATTGCTACAAAGTCGTGCTTAAACGTGCTGGAAATGGTGCTGAAAGTGTCGCCCTCGCTGGTAAGCACTGCAAGCACTTCCTGGTCATCACCCTTAGCATTTACATCCTCATATAAGGCATAAGCCTCAATGTTAAAAGTCGCGCCTTCAAGCGTTTTCATCGGGCGGGAGTCGGGGTTGCGGGTCAGGCTATAAGCCTGCTTCATGGTCAGATTTTCGGGATAGCTCTCGATGATTTTCATGACTGTTACTCCTTTTTTGTTCGTGTTTTGGGTAGCTTGAGTCACAACCACCGGCGGTTGTGACTTGTAGCTTTCGGTTACAAGTCACAACCGCCGGTGGTTGTGACTTGTAGCTTTCGGTTACAATTATATGATACTGCTTTCTCGGCCAAATGTCAATACCCATTTTCAAAATATTCATCCAGCCTGCCAATACCTTTTCGGGTGTAGTCACAACGCAAAAGCAAGTCCATATATTCCGCAGTAATTCCTAGTTTATAGGTGCTTTCCCGGATGACAACATTTGAGGTAATTGGCAATGTGTGACCGTCTATTGTAATGCTGTCTATATCTGGACTATCATTATATATAGATTCTGTACCGCCCGCGTCCCGAAAAACAAAACCCGGCTTAAATGCATCAATGCCACCGTGGCGTTCCAGCTCTTTTGCGCCCTCTTTTTTGTTTACCCCGGCGATTGTGCAGCACAACGGGCTTTCTGGCGTTTCGCGGTAACAATATTTTTTCGCGCCCAGCGTGGCAAATTCGCACATATCGTGTTCAGGCTCAAACACACCCATATAATGCATTTTGCCAGATGGGTCTGCTGCATAAGCGCCGGATGCTTTGCTGTCTTTGATTCTGGCTTTATTATATTTCGTCCAGTCAATGTCTCCCAAATATTTGACCGAATCGGTATCACAATACAAAAAGCCATCTCCTGCAAGCTCTATGCCCTCTTCGAGTCTATATCGTGCGTTAGCTGTTACCCAAACACCCCATTGATAGCACAAAAAGGCGTTGCGCAGATTTTGCGACAATATGTTTTCGATTGGCGTTTTTTCATCAATCTCAAACTCTTCTTCGGGGGTGTATAATATGGAGCGCTTGCCGGGATCCTGTGCCATCATACCATATATGCTATTCAGCTTGTTTTTGCTTTTCAGGTAGTACAACTCTTGCCCGGATACGTTCTTAAGACTGGTTTTTGCGCGGTAATAATCTATTGCACATTCAATCAGTTCACGCGGCAACTTGGCATATGTGGATTGCCAGCAATCAAACGCCCGAAAACCTGAAAACTTGTACTCTTTAAGGATTATAGCGAGATCAACATCTGTCACGGTTGTTTCGAGATATTTTGCGCTTAATATTCGTCCGTTATCGCGGTCGGGGTCTATAACATTTCGGCTCTTGTCAATTGTTAGATACGGGCACCCCCAGCAAGGGTTGATTAACTCAACATCTGTTAATGCAATACGCATTAATAATGCTTTGCGGTGCTTGTTAAGTTTCCGTTTAAGTCCATCCAAGGTTATTTCGCCAATTGGCTCAAACGCCCGCATTGGATACAGACAATTGCACAGCACATCAGGGTAACTACTGCTGCGGTCTGCACTCTGAATTTTGCCGCGCAGCACTTGACCGGTATAATAGCGGTTGGCGTGGGTGTTGCCGCCGCGAAACGCTTCGCGCAACATTGTGTATAACTCTGCATCGGGCTGGATAGCGCCAAGACGTTCCATTCCGGCGCGTTTCATTGCGGCACGTGCATCGCGGCGCACATAACCTGTTGAGGTAAGCGGGATTGTGTACAGGTTGTCATTGTCATGGTGCATCTCAATGGTCAGGGCTTCACATAGGCCCAATACATCGTTTACACAATATTCTAGTTCATCATCTGTTAATGGTGTCCATGGATATCGGGTTTTGTTGTAATCAAATTTTATACCGGATAGTTTACCGTGGGCGACGCCCATTTTGTGAGTATATGCATCAAGCGACATATTGCTATGGAGATAACTACACCGGAATTCAAAAAAATCATCGTACATCGTGAATTTTAGAACTTTGCGGCAGTCAACGGCAAAAATCTCATCATTTGTAAAATGATATATGCCGCGCAAAAACTGAAACTCATATGACAGATTATGCACATACACACAAAGCTGCAAATGGTAATCTTCCTGAGATAATGCCCGCATATACGCTTCAAGGCTTGCAGTAAATGCTTTAAATTCATCCCATGTTCGACCAACAACAGTAAGATTGATGGGTTCCGCAAAATGCCACTGCCAAATATACATGACAGCTTGTTCTATTGACTTAATACGGGTTGTTTCAATATCAAACGCTGTCACGATATCAAGCAATTTTATCTTTTTGGTTCTTGTGATTTTGCGTTCCAAAACAGGCAGCGCCGCAAACTTCTCAAGCGGAAAATCAATCGCCGAACAAACGGCTTGCCCATTCTTCAAGGTCTTTACTTTCAATTTTCACCTTGCCCCCTTTTGTACGAGAGTATTTAGCGGGATAGTCACGAGCAGCTTTTTCCTGTTTTTTAATAAATTTTTCAAACCATTTCTGCACTTTGGATGCAGGTATTTTGCCGGTTGTTACACTTTCAAAAAGATTTGCAATCGGTTCTGAGTCAAAATGCATATTTTGCGCAATGGTTCGCATAGTTTCCATAAATGTTACATACGATAAAAAATTCTGTTTTGTTACAAATTCATACCCGTTAGCATTAAGCTTTGCAAGCATTCCTTTGCGTTCACGCTTAAAACGAGCGATCGAAATATCTTCGTTCAAAAAGCGCTTTGCTTCTACAAGAGCATATACAAGCTGTTGTTTGTTCTTGATTTGCGCAACGGGTGGTAACTTGCCATAGTGCTTAACTTCGGATATTTCCGCAAATTCAGATTTTTCAAGGCGCTCTTGACGTTTACGCACAATAGAGCGGAGCTTACTATACTCCTTGCGCAAATCTGCTTCGGTGTGCTTATTAAGATAATATGGTGTGTACTCTAGGTCTTGCCACGCGTACTGCGTGGGTTTACGCTTTGCCAAAATCCATGCTCCTCTCCTGCAATGCAAATGTTAATTTCGCAACTTGCGAATCCCGTGCGATAATATTCGCAGCTTCAATCGTTGCATCACGATATACACGGGGCATTGACCGGAATTCACCTGTCCACATAGGCAATCCACCTTTCTCCGCACTGTATACACTAACCAAAATATCAGGGTTCAGGGTATAGCACATGCGGTAAAAATCTAAGGGTGTGATATTGCGTTTTTTCATTTCAAATTCTCCCTTTCTGAGTCGGTGTGACGTATAGCGATATGTACCCTTACGGTACAATTATAGTATAACACTGAGCACCCTTTAAGCATTTTCACATCTCCTTCACAAACTCGCGCTCACAGATAGTCCCAATAGCACTTGCGGGGATACGCTCAATAATGAGACTGTGACCGGTGTCGGTAAGATAGTAACGATACTTGCGGGTGTCAACGATACGATTGATGATTAACTTTGCCATAAAACTCTTAGTCATTTCAAATTCTCCCTTTCTGAGTCGGTGTGACGTATAGCGATATGTACCCTTACGGTACAATTATAGTATAACACTGAGCACCCTTTAAGTACATGTACTATATAACCATATCATGCACAATTGTATCATTCTTATAACTAGCAATTGTTACTATGTACACCAGCACGCACTCCTATGCCCTGCTTGCAGATGTGCGCATACGTGATACATATGTGTACGCAGAGTGTGCACACAAGTGTCCACCGTGGGAAGACATTTGTCCGCGACTCATGTACATAGTACT